TATGGCAGAACGGCGTCCTTTACATCAATCGTTTCCTTTCCGCAGTGGACTGGAAACGGGTGGAGCGCCTTTCAATCCGCCGCTTTTACCGTATGAACTATCGCTGATTCAAGCGATTGGCTGTAGCGAAGAGGAGTATCGGGAGCTTGTCCGTCACGCAATGTTGCGGCAGCGTGTGCGACCTGCTGAATATGACCTGATTCCTGATGTTGTAAACACAGGTACGGTTGAAACTTTTTTAATTCAGCTTGCGATTGGCCTTGTCTTGACAGGGGCCAGCATGTTGTTGGCACCAAAAGCACCATCGCTTGAATCAGGAAAAATTAAAGGCAAAAAACTTGCCGATCAGATTGGACCGACTCGATTTAATCAAGCGACAAATTTTGACAACGTATCTAGTCTCGCTGAGCTGAGTCAGCCGATTCCGATTCCGTTTGGTAAGCGTGGCGAGGGCGCTGATGGTCTTCCGACGGGCGGCATTATTCTTGCGCCTGCTTTGGTTTGGTCGCGTCTTTACGCCTACGGCGCATATCAGGCGTATGAAGGTGTTTACGTTGCTGGAGAGTTTGGTGTTGACGAGCCTGACCTTGGCGGCATTTTGCTTGGAACGGCTGGCCTGAATGCTTTGTCTGATAACGAGTTTGCCCTTTACTGGTCGTCAGTCGAAGGCAACAACCGACCGGCAACATTGCTTTATGGCACTCAAGGCCCTGGTGCTACTGGAACGGTAGGCCGAGAAGTTTTCACTGCGCCAACAAGAGATGGTCAGTTCAGTGACGGATTCTCGATGGCTTACACGCCTAGCGGGGATACAACCTTTGGCACCAGTTCACCGA